GGCTATGACTATGCTACACTAAAATTATAACATAGTTAAATAAAAAATAAAAGGGGGCTTACTCATGGCGCAATTAAGCATTTATAACGGCAGTGTTACATCCGGCGGAACAGACGGAACACTAATCACCACAGGCGATATTTTGAAGTACACAGGGGAAAAGGGCGAGCTTGGAACAATAGTTCCCTATGCGCTGCGTGCTGCTTTAACGACCAATGTTTATAACGTTTCGCTTTCTGTTATCGGCAGTAATCCTGAATGGTTACAGATATCGAAAGACGGTAGCACGTGGGGTCAAAAGTTAGAATTTGCGAATATCGGCGATACAAATACATTATTTTATGTGCGCTCAAATATTCCGGAAGGTGCAGAATTCGGACAAACCGTATTAAATAGATTTTTGCTGAAATATGTTGAAACAGTATTAACAGAGGGGTAGGTTTTTTATGGAACTGAATTTATCACCACTAGAAGCAATGATTGTTGCTATCAATAAAAAAGAAGTGCGGGAAAGACCCAGCAACGAGATAAAAAAAGATTTAGAGGAGCTTATAAAAAATGATTATAATAAAATGCGAGGATGAACTGTTGATGTTGAGCGGGAACGCTTATATTAAGGCTATCAAACTAGATGTTCCCGACAATGATAAAGAATTAACAGGCAAGCTAGATATATACTGCCAAGAATTTAGAAAAACGGCGTTAAGTATAACTTATGACAAAAAAGTCGTAGAAAAGCTGTTAAATGAATGTATGACAGCGATAGAAGCAGAAATGTCTTGCGCGCCTGACTGCAACACCAATATATTTATTGATTTAAAAAACATTATTGATTGTGCGATAAAAAAGGTAGAAAGAGGGCTAGAAAATGATTAGATTCTATATAGACGGGACAACAGGGCAAAAAGACGGTACAGAAGTTACATCAATAAATCCTATCACAGCTACAGGGCTTTTCCCGTCGGGTAGCACGGCAGCAAGCAAAAGCGTTAAGGTATATATCAGAGCAGACGCGGGAGAAAGTTATAGACAGGTTTTAGTTGGAGTTAATGCCGATAAATTTACTAAATGCCGTATAACTTCATTCAACAACTCAATTACGCAAACGATAGGTTTAACAGGGGGGTATTTTGAAACCGTATTAAAAACAGTTTCGGATGTCAATCAAGAATTAACCTTTACTTTTTACGCAACAGCAAGTGACGGGGCTACGGTAGATACTTCAATAAAAATTTATGCCTATGTTATAGATTTAATTCATAGTATAGAATAGAAAGGAAGTGTAAAAAATGGCAAATCATTTACACTGGTACACTGGTGGCACTATAGGAGCAGCGGACGGTGAAGAAGTCGACATAAGCAGTCCTTTTAGTTTAGGCACTGTAAATACATTTACAGATATCATCTCGTACCCAACCTCAACAGTAGGTGTTGCGAATTTTTGCCCTTTAATCGGATTCCCGTTATATTTAAGAACAGAGGCAGGCTTTGAAATATCTAGCGGAACATTAACAGCGGGGTATCAGTCCAGTACGATTATTATATCCGCAATAGGAACACAGCAAAGCCAAGTTAGACCAGTATTGTTTCAAGATAAAACAGCACTCTTGCAGGCTTTAGACGGAAGTAATATATACGCTGCGATATCGCCAAACAATCCTCTTGCTATAAATTCTACAAATAAAATAACCTCTGTAAATAGCTGTTTGTTTTTTATTGTAGCAATAAAGCCCGGCGCACAAGTAGGCGATTTATACCCGCAGAATTTATTAAATTTTAGCTTTACTGAAACGGAGTTGACAAGCTAATGTTTAACCGCAGATTATTGATTGCAAATTCGGGGACATACCCGCTGTAGTAACTATAAATTTTTATCTGAAATGCCTTGATTATCAGCCGGGTGTTATAGACCTGCCTGTAACCTTTAAGATATCAGATTTTAAAACAGAAGAACAAACTTACTATGCAAAAGTAAATTCTACCGTTGGCGTTCCTGTGAATTTGTATGCGGAAACGGTATATGAAATAACAGTGCAAGATGATAGGTTTTTGCCAATATTAGAAGATACTGTTTTTCATGCGAATGTAGATTACTTAATATCACTTGATTTAATTTAAATATCAAAAGTTAAGGTGTGATAAAATGGATATAGATAGAATTTGCTGCCGCTGCAATAAGCCTTTGCTTACTGGTTACTACTACTTTAATAACAAATTCGGTATATGTATAGATTGCATTACTAAATTATCCGTTTTAGAAATCCGAAACGAAAACCAGTTACATATCAAAGAGGTTGAAGCTGCGCTAAAAAAGGGGAATTGCTAAAATGATACATCAATGTACTTCATGCGGTAAGATAAAGCCTATTGAGTGGGCTTTTGAAATGCCCGCATATCATAAGACTTATTATATATGCAAAGAATGCTTGCCTAAAATATACGAAAGAATGAATAAGAAGTCACAAAAAAACTCTAAAACACAAGAAACCAGTTATTTTAGAAAAAGTTAGGGGGTGTAAACATGGCAGAAGTTGTTGAATTAAAAGCGTTTGTTACTGCAAGCCCAAACGAAGCAGATTTTTCGTCAGCAGCGACTAAAAGAGAATGGGAAGCATATCCGACTATTAAAGGTTATGTTACGTCTAAATCTGATGAAAGCAGCTATATCAAAGGCGAAACAATGCGCGTTGCGGGAGTTAACTTACAATCTATAACGCAGATATACACGTTTGAACCACTTACAGGCTCAATAGATATTGATAATACGTATCAGATTGAAGTTAAAGCTAAAGATAAACCGAAACCGCCAAAGCCGCCCAATATCCAAGAACCTATTTACGTCACAGGTAAATATGGAATTGAAATGAACCCGTATTTTACGCCCGGCGATATAGGGCGTACGCTATACCTTAATGACAAGTGGGATATATTTAGTGACGCAAGCGGACAAATAGCGTTAGTATCCGGCGCATATGCTATAGCACAGAATGCGGCGAACGCAGTCAGGCTGTTTAAAAACGACGCTTATTTAGCACAAACGCGCGGGATTCCACATTTTGAAATCGAGCTGGGCAAAGCCCCGGCGATTGCCGCCCCTATCCTGCGAACTCGCATACGTGAAACCGTTCTGAATGTAAACGGAGTAACAGGCGCAGAAGTTGACTTAACATTTGATGAAAGCGGGCGTGTCATGGGCGGTGAAGTGCAAGCGACAGTACTGGAAAGCGAAAACGTTCAAATTGACTTTTAAGGAGCGAAAACATGACTTACATTTTTTATCTAATATTAGATATCCTATTTACATTGATATGCTATGTAACTAATCCAGTTGTAATATTATTCTCAAACGAACACGGAGAACTTCCATACTCTCTGCGCTGGTGGCAGACTTACGATAATTGTATCGACATACCGCATACGATTAACAGCGGCGTTCCAAAGCTGTTTAGATATGACTTTGACAAGCATTATAAATACACCCCTGAATTCAAAAATAAATACGCCATGAAGCCGGGATACGTAGAGATATTAGACCCGAATTTTACCGTATGGGAAAAAATTCAGCGTTATTTTTGCCGTAACGTTTGGCTTTATAGAAACACTGCTTATGGCTTTTCTTATGAAGTTTGCGGACGTTACGTATTCGCCGATAAGGTAAAAACATACGTTGACTATAACTATGCTGAAAACGACAAATGCTATATCGCTGTCGTTAACGATAATCGAATATTTTTAAATAAAACATGGAGCATATTTTACACAAAAAAATATTGCAAATGGTTTTATCTGCGAATTTATTTAGGCTGGAAATTCAAGGGGACTGCGGGGCAATCTATGATCGCTTTTCATATCAATCCATTTAGATTAAACGATTAAGGGGGATTAACAATGATAACATTCAACCCGGATACGGGGCTTATATCAAGCGGAACGGCGGCGATACGGGCTAACCTTGTAACTCAATGGCAAAAAGCATTCGCGACAGACCCCGATAAGCCATTGCTTGACACAGCCCCCGAAACACCAGCGGGGCAGCTCATTGACGGACAGGCAGTATTAATTAACAGGAAAGATAGCGAGATTCTTTATCTTGCGAACATGTTTAATCCCAAAACCGCGCTTGGAATATGGCAGGACGCACTAGCAGGCATTTACTTCATTGAACGCCATATAGCCATAGCAACCCTTGTTACGGGCAACATCAAAGGCGCATACGGCACAGTTATACCCTATGGAGCTATAGTCCAAGACCAAAAGGGATACACATATACGAACGTCACAGTAACGACCATAGGAGAGGACGGAACAGCTACAGCTATTTTCCGCTGTAGCCAGCGTGGGGCGATTGAAATAGGCGTAGGGCAGCTTACGAAGATAGTTACCGTTGTTCCCGGCTGGGACAGCATAACAAATCTAGCCGCAGGCGTCACCGGACGAAACAGCGAAACGCAGGCAGAATTTGAACAGCGCAGACGTGCCAGCGTAGCACAGAACGCCCACGGCATAGCGTCGGCGGTTGAGGGCGCACTAGCTAACCTTTCCGACGTAGTAGCCGTATCGGTTTTAGAAAACCGCGGTGACACGGACAAAGTGCTTTACGGCGTCACACTGCCCCCGCATAGTATTTATTGTAGCGTCTATGGTGGTAATATAGAGAGTATAGCCAAAACGATTCACGAAAAAATTGACGGCGGCTGTGGAATTTCGGGAAACACAAAAATCGCTTATGTAGATGAAAAAGGCAATGAATTCGTTTACTACATTGAGATACCGACAACAACAACATTCGCGCTGTCTGTAAAGATAAGGAAAACTTCGACGCTTCCGACCAATTACGAAGAACAAATTAAAAAAGTTGTTCTTCAAAACTTCAACGGCGAATTAAATAAATACGGACGCGCGAAAATGGCACAGACGATTTACGCAAGCCGCTTCTACGCCGATATAGTTGACGTTGGAGTAGATAATCTCGAAAATATTGAGATATCATACCCTAGCGGGTCAGAATGGACTGATAGCGTCGATATTCCAGCTAATCAGATACCAGTAATGAGCGAAAGCGATATTAATATTACCGTACTAGATTAAGGGGGCTTAAACATGGACTTTAGAGGGCAAGAAGATGTTCGAGAGTGCGACAATATACGTGTTGAACTACAACCGTATATCCAAAGTCAATACGGTAGCAGCACAACTATTTATCAGATTTTAGATGATTTTCGCGCGAATATCGACCCTAGTAAAGATATGCTAGTTTTTTATGATAACATATTTAATATAGCGACGGCTAATGGCGTCGGGCTTGATACATGGGGCGAAATCCTTGTTATTGGCAGAACGATAACAGACCCTATTAACGGGAAAAAATTCACGTTAGAAGATGATGAATACCGCTCACTGCTTTACTATAAAGCGTTATCTAACATCACCGACGCAAGCCTTGCAACGCTTAACTATATGCTGAACAAGCTTTTCCCGGAGCTGGGCGGCGTTGTATTCAACGTTATCGACGAAAAGCAAAGAGAGGACGGGACGTTTTACAATAACTATCCCATGCACGTTCGCTTCGTATTCACAATGTATTTAACAGATGTTCAGCTTGCCATATTTAGGATAGGCGCGAATTTAATCGTAGGCGCAGGCGTAGGCTGGTCACTGATAATGATTGATACCGATAATACGTTTGGTTTTAACGGCAGCCTGCTTCAACCATTCAATAATGGCGTCTTTGACCCGTACCCCCTCCAATCTATAGAATAAAGAAAAAAGGAAGTGTTAAAATGGCTATACCAGTAGTTCAAGAACCATTGTATTTATTTGAAAGACCCTTTGCAAACGAAGGGACAAAAAACATCATTCCGGCAACGAATAACGAAACAACGGGATTAGCGTCACAGACGAACGGCTTTCCTGCTATAACGCAAGTCCCAATTAAGGCAGGCGGCATAGCCCCGACACGGGCGGACTTTAACGGTATTCTTTATATGTTATCTGCTTTTGCCTACTGGCAGCAAAGCGGCGGTTTAATGACTTACAAGACGACTTTACAGTATTCTGCAAACTGCCTAGTAAATCACAACAACAAGCTTTATATGTGCATTCTTGCTAATGGCGTAGATACGGCGGCAGGGCTAAAAACTCCGGGCATTGATAGAACATACTGGCAAGAGCTTTTGCCATATATAGGCGGTATCACACCTGAACAAGTACAAGATAAGATAGACATATCCATTGGAGAGATACCCAAACCTGTGGCAACACATTTCGGCAGTTATTCAAGTGTTTCGTCAAGTGGCACTGCTGCAACAGACGGAATTATAACTGCAAAAAGTTATTCGAATACTGGGATTACTGGCTATATAAACGGTTTAGAAGTAATGTATACCGCAGGCAGAAGTAAATATGGACAGGGAAACTGTTCAATATCTTTTCCAGTACCAAAAGGTGCTACCTATTTAGTGAGTGGCGCGGAGTATGTGCGCTGGCTACCATTAATAAGCGATTAACAAAGGGGTGAAAAAATGGATATTAACAATATAGTCAACTCAACCCGTATAAGAAATGCTAGGTTATTAGATGACATAAATAACAAAATATTAAACAGAGAATACTACAAATTCAAATATCTGCCATTTGAGGGCGCACTGCCCGGGTTATACTTCCAGCAACAAACAGAGGACGCTATTAATGATATAGGCAACGTGGCATATGCTACAGAAAAAGTTGCAGATGAAGCCCTGCAAGTTGCACAGCAGGCTTATAATATTGCACTAGCTGCACTGGAAACGGCGAACAATGCACTTGCCGCCGCTCAAACGGCGCAACAAACCGCTAATACTGCTTTGAACATTGCAAACAATGCTTTAAGCGTTGGAACTGCAGCAGCTACAGCAGCAGCAGCAGCGCAAAACAGAGCAGATGAAGCATACGATTTAGCCGACGCTGCGCAAAAAGCCGCCGACGCTGCGCAAAATACTGCTGACGCTGCACAAGAAGCCGCTAACAATGCAGCTAATGATGCTACAAATGCGTTAACAAAAGCAGAGGACGCATTGACAAAAATTGAGCAGTTAAGCGTGTTAAACTACTACAACAACTTGACAGAAGCGACAGATGTAAACACATTAGTTGATGTTCACCGCTGGTATTTACAAGCTTCTAATAATCCTAACGCGCCCGAAACAAACTCGGGTTTTTTAAACGTTGATAACGACTATAATGACAGTGTATGTAAACAGTTATGGGTGAGCGAAACGACAGGAGCGATTTATAATCGTTTCGGGCAAATTGTAGAAAACAGTGACCCGGCTACTGTTAGTAGTTGGTCAGAGTGGTATAAGCTGGCTACAAAAGCAGATATTGACGGAACTACTACAGACTTAACCAAAAAAATAACTACTGTGGCGAATAACCTTGCTACACATGAAGCTGACTTCAATAACCCGCACAAAGTAACCGCCGAACAACTCGGATTAACAACGGTATATCAATATAAAGGCAGCGTTGCGACTTACGCCGATTTACCGACTACAGGGCAGAAAGTAGGCGACGTGTGGAACGTTGAAACGGCAGACCCCGACCACGGTATTAAAGCAGGGGACAATGTAGCATGGGACGGCGCACAATGGGATATTCTAGGCGGTAACCATGATTTAAGTGGATACGCTCAATTAAATTTAGCTAATACCTTTACCGCTTTAAATACTTTCAGAGCAAACATTGCTGTATCAAATGGCACAACAGCAGGTAGCAGTGGCAGTATAAGTTTTGGCATTTCTCCAGCACATGAAACAGTACAGGCGAGAATTGGTACAGACAGATTAGGTGGATTATTTTATAATACAAGCACAAATCAACCTCATGTATTTAGAAATGGTAGCAACCTAAATTCTTTAGTAATAAGAGCTAACGACACAAACATGAATTTATCAAGTGGTAATACTATGTTTGCAACGGTTAATTATGTGGGCGGTGTACGATGGTTAGGTAACGCAAACACAGCGACCAAACTTGCCACAGCCCGCACTATTAACGGTGTACCGTTCGACGGAACGAAAGATATTACCATTGAGGCAGGCGGGGGCGGCGGTGATGTTACCGCCGCAGGAGATAACAACTTTACAGGAACGAACACATTTAATAAACCTATAACAGTGAGGGACGGCGCACTTGCGGGCATTGGTGGAACTATCACATTAGGCATGAAGCCTAATAGCGCAACAACGCAAGCAAAGATAAATTCAACTACCACGGGAGCAATGTATTATACGACAACAGAAGGACTGGCACACTTTTTCAATGTTGGCACAGTAGAAGTTGCCAACATTGGCGGCACTGCAAACACGGCAACGCTTGACCTTTTGTCTAATCATATTTTATTTTTTGACACAAAAACAGGATTAACGATAGGTGGCGGCGGGACAGATAAAACTATAAGTTTTTACCCGGAAGGAAGCTACGAAACAATAGGCATGAACCTTTCAAACCAGACAGAAACGATAGATACAGATTATAGCATTTTATCTTTGCAGAGAAATTCACATTTAACATATACTAAAAATGCAGCCTTGCAAGTTGGGAATTTCAGCGTATTAGAAGTTGACAAAAATAATAATAATGTAACTATAAAGGCGAACAGTAACGGGCAGATATTATTCACTCCGAATAACCTTGCTAGCAACACAAGCAGCATTGATAGCAATGGTAACTTTTATATATCACAGGGCTTAACGGTTGGCTCAACGTTAAATACTGGCACGTCTAACGGCGTTATTCGAGCTGGGAACAATGAAAGCTGCCTTTACTTTACGGGAACAGCGGAAAATACTTACTTCGCAACGCCAAATACAGGGAATACCATTAGTTATCAATCAGCAGCAAATTGCTATCTGATTAACTGTTCGATCAATAACCCGTCGAGTTTAAAGATGAATTTTTCAAAAATGAACTTCAAAGCGACCGTAGGAAGTGTGCCTTATATGTGTAAGACGTTAACCTTTTGGTTACCTGTGGGGGCTACTGTTCCGGCGGTAACTTGGACGTTCCCGACGGGTAGCGCAGTCTACTACCCTAAAGGTGTTGCGCCGACCTTAACGGCAAATGCGAACAATATAATTAATGTTATAGCCGTAGTCGATGATACAGGCAGCTTTTCAATTCAGGTATGCGACACAGTAGTCCTGCCGTATAGCGGTTAAGAAAGGGGTTTGAAAATGGACAAAAAAACAGTGTACAGATATCAAGGGACTGACTACACCAGCATTAACGCGTTGCGGCGAGCTATGCCGAATGTATCACTTCCAAACACATTGACAGATGAACAGTGTAGCGCGTTAAATATATTAAAATTAGAATTAAATTACAGTACGGATGAAGCCCGAGCTATACGCATTAGCCAGCTATATCAAGAATATCAGTCCGAATTAGTAGTCCCCACAAAGTACGAAGTCAACGGTAAGACTTACTACATTGACCGGGACACGGACAACATTATTAAATTTAATTCGGCGCATGAAGTTGCAAAAATGAAAGGCGATAACCTTTTTAGGGCAAAAAATGAAGCGGGAGAATATGAGCTTGTAACGTTAACGGTAGGCGACTTTGAAAGCATTTTATTAAAATCCGCCTTGCTGCAACAATCCGCGTACAACCGCTTCAAGCAAGCACGGGACGCGGTAAACAAATATAAACGTGCAGACAAGATTTTTTCAGTTGAATTTTAAAAAAGTGTGTTATAATTTTAAAAACTTAATTAATCACAGAATAATCGCTACAGTTTACCAAGCTGACAGTCTTTCTGTTTTTGAATTTATTTTTCCTAACTTATAACCAAAAAGCAGAAAAGCAAAAAAGCAGGGCTTTTGCCCTGTTTTTTTATTTTGCAATTTTTCAAAAAATACTTGACAACAGGACGAAGGGGGGCTATAATATAGACAAGAGGTAAGGAAAAATAAAAAAATAAAGGGGGCAATATAGACTGCGAATATCTTGATATGCGTTACCCGAAAGTTGAAGAAGCAGACGAGGACGAGGAATAAAATGCAAAGTGTTTGTGTTACAAAAGCAAAAGCATACTACATTATAGCCGACGGATACACAGAATGCTATACATTTAACAGCCGTGAAGAAGCTGAAAGTTTTATAGAGCTTTTTAAACCTTTTTACAAAAATAAAACTGTAATGATTCAGGAAGCGATTGTATTAACAAGCTATACAATGGATGAATATGTCATAAACGAAGGTGAGGAATGAAAAATGCAAAATAGTAACGCTGTTGTAAAAAAGATATACTGTATTGTTATCAACGGCAAAGTTGAAGAAAATATGCCTTTCAGTAGTCCTGAATATGCGAAAGAGTATATAAGTCTTTACAGTTCAAAATACCGCCGAGAAAATACGATTGCTATTTGCGAAATGTACCGAATAACTACAGATATCATTATAAGGGAGATTTACCCGAATGTGGATTAAAGATAAAGTAAATGACTGCTATAAAATGTCACATAGCCATTTAATCACGATAGAAAAAGTGAACCGACACTACATATTATATTTTCGAGATAAAATGATAAAATCTTTTCCGACCTTGACGGCGGCAAAGCAGTACGGTGATTTTTTTCAACTAGATTCACATACGCGGTACGCGATTTATTTAATTCATAATTTCGGAAATTGCACAGGCAACAATTTAGGCTACTACACTGGAACAATAGGACTTCAAGGCGATATGTATGTACCGGGACACGTTCCAACAATCAATGGAGAAGTTAAGCTTTATAAAACGTTTGCAAGGGCGAAACAAGGCGCACAGGCGATATATAACAAGTGCGGCTATGTGCAAAAATTTGAAATTCATACAATAGAAATTCGTGCCAACGATAAAAAGGAAATAGTAACAGTAAGGGGACTGCCATAAAGGAGTGAAAAAATATGACAAATATAAAATATAGCAAGAGATTTAAGTTAAGAAATGGGGAAAGAGTAGATTTTTGCCCTGAATGTGAGTATCACATCACGGACACTGTGAATAACAGCGATTCTGTTTACTGCCCAAAATGTGGGCAGCAGATACAGCTTTTAAGCCCGCATTATGTTCAGAAGATTGCGAATTTTTAATAAGACAAAAGCTTACAGGTAAGCTTTTTTGTAAGGCGTTTAAAGACGGCGAAAAAGAATTGCGGAGAGATATTGAAGGTAACCCCATAATGATTAACGGCTGCGCGGGGGAGATATGATGAAAGAAGAAATAATTATTTAATAAATGGACGGTGAGTATATTATGCGATTAATAGACGCTGATAAGGCGAAAGCTGAATTATTAAGAATAGCTAGAGATATACACGATTGCTGTGGGTTTTATGACGGTCTTAAAGCTGGTTATCAAAGTGCTGCTGATAGGCTTGATACAATTCCTACAGCGGAAAAAGAATGTGATAAAGGACATTGGATAGACATTACTTTTGACGCGAGTATGTGCAGCGTTTGCCAAACTACACAAGAATACGAAACTAAATACTGCCCGGAGTGCGGGGCTAAAATGGACGGTGATAATAATGTTAAGTAAATATATCCAATATTTTTTAGATGAAAATAATTTAGAAATAGGCGAAGAATTTATGCTGACAAATGAAAATGGCAGACATATACATCCAGACAAAACATTTTTCTTTAACGGTAATCCAACCTCGTCAAGAGATATTTTAATATCTAAAGATGAAGAAAGATTTTGCCCGAATATATTATTAGGTTTGTTAACTGGCTTTTATGGCGTACAAAAGAAACCGTGGCAGCCTGAAATAGGCGACGTATATTTTTACGTCGCGGTTGACGAAGGAAGGAATAAAGGTGTTATCCATAACGAAACACTGTTTAATAAAAACAACATAAAGTTTTTACTTTTAAAAAAATCAGGGAAATATTATAAATCGTATTTTGAAGCAGAAAAACATTTAAAAGAGGACTATGAATATTTAACAGGAGAATAACCATGAAAAAATATAAAGTAAAATTAATTGAAACATATGCTTTTGACTTTGAAGTAGAAGCAAACAACAGAGTAGAAGCGGAAGAAAAAGCCAAAGAATATGTCGACAAGTATCAAGCTGATAAATTCTTTGAGTGTTCTACCAATAGGGTATTTAAAATTATTCCTAAAGTAGAAGGTGAT